TAGAGCTACCAGAAACAGTTGACTCGCCAGCATCATATTTGACGCCTGTAGCAGTACAAGCTTTTCCCATAAAACACGTTTTGTGCCAATGTTCATATTCAGCACGAAAATCTTGATGTAACCATCTCATCATTGCACGTTTATAAGGTGCATGTGTATATTGAGTCATTGACCCATCCAAACGACGGTAATCACCCTCGATAACGCCATTTTTAGATATTTTGGCTAATCGATTACAGATTTGTTTTGGTGTTTTACTAGGACCATACCACGGGACTTTCTTTAATACCTCAGTCTTAAAAGCCAAGGAGAAAGATGACATGCCGATTGTATGTTCTGGTGCACATGTTGTTATGTTTCGCGGATCGTTTGTTGATACATAAGCCTCTGTTTTAATCATTGCAGCTAAACGATTCTTCGATTTAGTGCTGAGGGATGCTTCAGTCAAACGATGCCTTGCCACTTGAGCGGGCGCATTTTGTGCGCGCTTAACCTGATCTATCGACCAGGGCGTACCCACACCAGGTGTAGGCACTAAAAGTTCCACGAATTCATCAAGATATTTATTGTATTTAGCTGGTGGTACAACGCTGTTACGCATCTTAACCACCCGACCATCGATACAAGCATGGTCAGCATTGTGAGATTTTGCTGCAAATACTGATGTTTGATCTGTCAACGGATTTGAGAAAGCCTTTCCAGGATTCTTTCCGTCTTCAGTTATCAAGGGTTTAATAGGTTGATAAAAACATGGAAGAGATGTTGTTTGGATTACGTTGTCTTTGTAATCTATATCGTCGATTAATGGAAATAATACGGCTGCTTTAACTTGAGGTTGATCTATATTGTCAGCTGACAATATACGCTCTACATCTGATATTACAGGTGGAGCAGTTTTGTTTGATAATCGAGACTTAATAGCTGCATATGATATACCAGGCAAGCTAACGGAATGTGGAGAACCATTAGCTGCAATTGATACAGTATCTTTAACACAGTTATAA